TGCCATCGTCATCTTCGGGAGCGATACCGCAAGCAGCCATGAGCGAATAGCGGCGAGCGTATGTCAGTGCCGAGCCATAGCCCTGTGGGTCTTGCTTGCTGGCTGGAACGTGCAGCTTGCCGCACTCCAGCATTTCACCAGACTCGTGGACAAAGACCGTCTCAACAGTCACGCCAACGTGGTCTTCGCTGGTGCGCTGGATCAGGGCAATCCCGGCCTCGTTCAAGCCCTCAATCACTGCCTCTACACAGGCACTGAGGTCTGCATAGCGTGAGCGAAAGTGTGGATTGGTTGAGGTTTTGAGAGCAGGGCCAAAGGCTTGTTGGGCCTTGACGAGTGCGGTGGCGATGTGTTTCATGCTTGCTCCTTGGAAAGTTCGATGATGATTTGGTCAAGTTCTTGCTGAAATGTCTCCAGCAGTTGATCTTGGTATCTGATGTGCGCTTCCAACATACCTACGTGGAAGGCAAGGCGGTCTGCCTGGTTGTTGCTGTGCTTGGCGGCAAGCTGTGCAAAGTTTTCGAGTGCTGTCATGGTTGATCCTTAAAAGACCCTTGCGGGGATGTGGGGCCGTGGCCCCGTTGGTTAAGAGTAAGACAAGCCCTGAAACTCAAAGCTGTCAGCAAGCTCTGGCGCAGCAGACTTGCGAATGTTGATGGAAACACAAGCAAAGCCATAGCGCTCTGCAAGGTATTGCTTGCCGTCTGGAGTGTTGGCAACCACTGTGATCTGGGTGGCGCTGAAGTCTGCTGGAGTGAAAGTGAAATCGGTCATGTGACCTCCTAAAAAGACCCTTGCGGAATTGCTAGGGCATGACTGCATTGTATAGGATTCTTCACACCCATCAATACTTTGTTGAAAATAAATCTAGGTGTTTTCCCTAATACTCAACACTGACTGTTTGTGGAGTAAAATTGACGGATGACAAAACAAGAAGCAATCGAAAAAGCTGGATCACAGTCTGCCTTGGCAAGGCTGTTGGGTGTGAGTCGCAGTGCTGTTTGGCAGTGGAAGACGCTTCCATCTGGACGGTTGTATCAACTGATGGTTGTTAGACCAGATTGGTTTGACAAGGTATAATTTTTTGAAACCCAGCTAGGTCTGAAGTCATGAGCAGATCGAAAAGCGCACCTCCCGCCTGCTGTCGTTTCTTTCTGGAGGTTTGCGAGGATGCTTCAATGCACTACTACCAGTTTCACATAGGTGACTACGCCAGCCACACGGGGAACCTTGGCACGGACGGAATTTTTTACAAAGAGGCTCGATATGCTTGATTGTGAAAATTCGCAAAAAACCTCAGTTTTTACAAAAGACCAAGTCCCGTTTGATTCAGGTCTTTTTTGTGATGATTTCATTTTTGCCGTAAAAGATCTTTCCGAGGTCAGCCAGCTAGAAGTTAAAAAAATCTCAAACACATATGCAAATAATTTCGTTCTTAACCACCACTATTTAAAAAGAAAACTATACATTGCAAGAAATGTAAGTTATGGAATTTTTTTTAATGGTTATTGCATTGGTGTTTGTATGTTTGGTTTTCCTGTTTGGAACAAATACCCCGGATTAGTTCCACCGATGAAAAGCGCCGAAGTCCCAGAGCTTTTGAGACTTTGCACACTTTCCTGTTCACCAAAAAACGGGGAAAGTTATTTCATTGCTAAATGCTTAAAGATGTTAAAACAAGATTGGTTTGATGAGGTTGGCGTTTACCCCAAGGCTGTAACATCATTGTGTGATTTGGCTTTTGGGTTCAACGGGTCAATTTACAAAGCGACAAATTTCGAGTTGCTTAAAATTACAGAAGGTCGAGCAACAAACCCGGGCGGCACACATGGCAAATGGAAAAAAAACACAGATACTCAAAAGGCGGAAAAAGCCATGTATGTAAAATTTTTATGCAAAAAAGCAAAGTTTGATTTATAATTTTCCTATCCCTTGGCGGGGATTTTTCAGCAAGACTTAGCCGGGACACTGCTGGTGCTGACCAGTCCGCCAACATCCGAAAGGATGAGTGTCTCGCCTAAGTCTTTTTTTTGGGCAAACGAAATGGACAAGTACCAGCGATATGAGGCCGAGAAATCAACTTGGCTTTACCTACATCCAGACGCAACACCGCACCAGATTCAAGACGCTCTCAAGGCTATTGCCAAGCGGTTGGGGGTGTGATGCATTACTACAAACGGAACCTTGGCGACTACGCCAAAAAATGCGGACGGTTGACCATGCTTCAGCACGGTGCGTACACGCTCTTGATCGACTCGTGCTATGACCGTGAGAAATTTCCCACGGTAGATGAAGCGATTGAGTGGACTTGGGCAAGCACAGAGGCAGAGGTAGAGGCTGTGAAGTTTGTGTTGAGCAGGTTCTTTACACTCGACAATGATGGTCAGTATGTGCAAGACCGGATACTCCAAGAACTGCTTGAGTACCATGAAAAAGCTGACACCAACAAACGAATCGCTATTGAACGTGAAACGAAGCGTAAGCTAAACAACACGAACCGTACACCGCCCGTTGACGAACCGCCACCTAACCATAAACCAATAACCAAGAACCAAATAAAGAATAGTGCTGTCCAGATACCTGAAGGTGTGTCTACTGAGGTCTGGCAGTCGTTTGTCTGGCATCGCAAAACAAAGAAGGCTGCTATCACAGACTTGGTTATGGCCTCTATCAGGAAAGAGGCAGCTACTGCTGGATGGACGGTAGAGCAGGCTTTAAGTGAAATCATAGTCAGGAACTGGTCAACATTTAAGGCTGATTGGGTGGACAAGAAGGTCAGTGGAAGTCAGTTTTTGGGAGGCATCTGATGAGAGGCCATGAAGAACTGATAGCCATGAGGATTCGTGGCAACCATCCCAAAGCAGTCAACATCTGTGACTTTCCTGTCAAGCTGGATGCTGAGTGCCCAACAGTCTGTGTGGCTGAAGACCATGTGGTTGATCTTGACCTGCGGTTTGTGTTTGACATGATTGTCCACATTGATGGGCACGATGAGGCCAGAGCAGACGAACTCATGCAGAAATGTATTGATGCTGACGCTCGGATTGTTAGCAGAAGCTGCTACCCCAAAAAGGGCACATACCAAGGCAGAGTCCCCTTAACCCACAAATTCTTTGCCAAATGACCACCATATTCTCAAACCAAGACGTAGATTTCCGTCAGTACCTGAGAGACACGGATGCCAAGGCGAACGTCAAAAACGCTGCTGACTACACAAAAGTCCTGAAGGCAAGACTCAGGCAGAGCCATTCCGAGAAGAAGGTCTATCTTCCTTGGCCTAAAACCCGAGACAACTTTGACTTCCGAAAGGGTGAGGTCACGGTCTGGGCAGGTCAAAACGGGCATGGTAAGAGCCTGGTCACCAGCATGATTGCCTTGTCCCTCTTGGGGCAGGACGAACGGGCCTGTATAGCCAGCTTTGAGATGAAGCCTCACCTCACTGTCCAGCGGATGGCAAGGATGTTCAACGGGCTAAACCCTTTTTGCCAATCATTCCAAAATGCCAAGGGCGTAGAGGCCATTGATGCCTTGTATGACGACTTTGGGGGCTTTGTTGATGGGCGGCTGTTCATCTACGACCAGCAGGGCACAGCAGACCGTGAGTTAGTTCTGGGAATGGTGAGGTATTGTGCGAAAGAGCTAAACATTGGTCACGTGTTCATTGACAACCTCGCCAAGGTGGTCAGTGGGGAGGACGATTACAACGGTCAAAAGGCTTTTGTGGACGAACTCACGGCTATTGCAAGGGACATGAACATCCACATCCACCTTGTCCACCACCTTAAAAAGCCCAACAAAGAGACAGAACTGCCAGACAAGAACGACCTGAAGGGGTCTGGAGCCATTGCTGACCAGGTGGACAACATCATTTTGGTGTTCAGGAACAAGGCCAAAGAGATTGCTTTGAAGACTGAGCCAGCCAAAGTCAACCTAGACGACCCAGATCAAGTCCTGTTTGTCAGAAAGCAGCGGAACTATGAGGGTGGGTTTGATGGTGAGCCGATGATCAAGCTGTGGTTTGACCCTGACAGCCACCAATATCACGAGGCGAGGGGTTCAGGGATGCTGCACTTCATTCGCTACCCTCATGCTGAAATCTACAAATGACCTGCCAAGAGTGCCAATCAGTCACGGAAGCCCCCAAATGGAACAGATACGACCCGAACTGCATTTATTGTGGGGCAAGGCTACTCAGGCAGCTTGGCACACTGAACATCCCCAAAGACGAGATACAGAGGCGCAGAACCAAAGTTTTGACGGATTGGGTGAAGCAGGGCCACAGCGAAGACCAGATCAGAAACCTTCTAAGGTCTGGGCCTTGGACAAAACCAAGGAAATGACATGATCTACATAGGAATTGACCCCGGTTTCTCAGGCGCATGGGCAATGGTTGACCACCACGGCAAATACGTGTCCTGTGGAGACATGATCCATGATGGCAAGCACATCAAGCAAAGGATGGTCTGGGCCGAGATGAGCCAAGCCCTTGAGAGGCAAGACCGTGAGGTAGCCTTGGAGGTAGTCCATTCCATGCCGAAACAAGGGGTAGCCTCATCCTTCAAGTTTGGGATGGCCTATGGGGTCGCCTTGGGCCTTGTTGACCGTTTGCTATGTCCAGCCCACCTAGTCACCCCGCAGGCATGGAAAAAGCAGATGGGCTTAACCTCTGACAAGCACTTGAGTCTAAAGATGGCTAGAGAACTATGGCCCAACGCCCCGCTGACCCGACAAAAGGACAACGGACGGGCTGAGGCACTTTTAATTGCAGAATGGGCACGGAGGTTCACGGCATGACCGACAAATACGAGATTGAACTGGTTGACCGCATCCAAGCATGGAAAGACATACAGGATGGCCTCTATCCGTTCTTAAAAGGCCGATTAAACGGGGAAACGCGGTGGCTGCTTACCCTGAGTACCAAAAAGCGAACAAGCCCCCAGAATCGCCGTTATTGGGGTAAAGGTGTTTTGTCTCAAATATCTGAACAGGCCAAGGTTGGAGGCCAACAGTACAGCCCAGAGGCATGGCACGAGTTAGCCAAGCGCAAGTTCTTGGGTGTAACTGAGTTACCAGACGGGTCGATTGTGGGTAAAAGTTCCACAAACCTTACAACTACGGAGTTCAGTGAGTTCTGCACGCAGGTTGAGGCATGGGCGGCAACTGAGCTTGGGGTAACTTTTTACGACCTTCCAAAATGATGATTCCAAAGCACAACTACATCCGCAGCAAAAAGCTATTGCGCCTGGTCGCCAGTCTGGACTGCCAGTTGTGTGGATCAGGCATCTGTGTACAGGCAGCACACTCAAACTGGGGTGGAGGCAAGGGCAGAGGCATAAAAGCTGACGACAATCTTACGGCTGCGCTGTGCATGACATGCCATTACGACATTGATCAGGGCATCAGGTGGTCAAAGGCTGAGAGGCAACTGGCATGGAAGGTAGCCCATTACAAGACGGTACAGAAGTTGGCAGACAGTGGACAGTGGCCTCCAGAGGTTCCAATCCCTGTCATAGAATGAAGGCGCTGACAAAAGCAGTTGCCAGCTTGACCCATTGTTAGCTCAGTGGGTTTTTTTTAAGAGGTAACCAATGGGCAGACCACCAAACCCCAACACGACAAACTTCCTGAGAAAGATAGGCAAGGCAGAACAAACCATCTTGGCAGTCGCAGGTAAGGGAGACATCAGCCAAGGCTTCCTAGAAATACTGGACGTATACAGGCACTTCTACAACCAAGGGCTAAGACCCAACATGAACCTAGAACAGATAACCATAAACATCCCAGATGAGAACGCTTCTTAATAAACTCAAAGCATATAACGCCATAGAGAAAACACACAAAAAAAGCATAAGGGATTAAAGAGCCAAGGAAGGCATCAAAGTCAGGTCAAAGGGTAAGGGAAGACAAGAAGACTCAGAGGCCAGCACAAGAGGCGACAGAGGCTTGGATGAGGCAAGACTCAATGAGAAAGGTAAGCCACCCAAGCAGGGAAGGCAGAACACCACAAAGCCAACCCAACGGGAAAGACAAGTACCCCCCAGAGGCTGGAAGGTTTTGCAGAGTACCCCGAAGAGGCAAACCCAAGTCCCCCAAAGAAGCACCATCTGGCATATTCATTCTTTTTTTCTCCCCAGAATCCAAAATCCCCCAATCGAATCCCAGTTATCCACAGGGCAAACGTCAAGTTGTTCACAATCCCACGAGATTCAGACCCATCTGCCAGCTATCCAGTGGACAGCCTGTTGATAACCAAGGGTTTAGTTAACATAATGAACACTGTGGAATATGGAACTGCAAAAACGTAAGGGAAAACCCTAGTTATGCGTTTCTTGCATAGGGGGGGGTGGTCGGTCGGGTCGGTGTGATTGTTGTAGTAGCCTCCCCCCCTCTGAAAAGGTAAAATTGAGAAAACTCCGAAAGGGTAAAGTGCCGTGAAAAAAATGAGTATCCAGCGATATGCGAAGAACCCGCCTATTGAGTTGCCTAAGACTGATCACACTCGGATGAAGGAACTGAGGGAGATGATGATTCGGTCTGGGGGAAAGGACGTGGTGGAGAAGGTAGTGGAGATTGCG